CTGGTTGGGGCAGGCCTTCAATGCCGAGTACGAACTTGCCGTCCTTCTCGGTGTAAAGAGCGCGCACGGCTTCGTCGACACCATCCAGGCTGTCCAGTTGAAATTTCAGCATTGGTTGTCTCCCAGAGACGTAGGTGCAGGCCCTGCCTGCGAAAGAAAGGTCTTGATCTATCTACTATGTAGGTTACATTGTATAAACATAGAGCGAGGAGCGGTAAAATATGAAGTCGGTAACGTTCATCCATAACGAAGCTGGTGAAGCTGAATATGCAGTCATGCCTATATCGATGTACCGGGAATTGATGCCGCATGAGCAATCCGCTTCAAAGACATCGACACACCCACTTCTCAGTAAGGACAAAACAATGGTCCAACTCCCTTATGGCGGCCCTAATACGTTCCTAAGCATCGATGATCTCGTTGCCTACCTGAAAAACAACGACATCACTCATCTCGCGATCAATCAGCGCGCCCAAACGCTCGACAGCTTTCCTCCCGAGCAAGCGATGACTCTGGATCCCATCATTCGTCGCGAGTTCTTAGTGGAAAGCTCCCCTTACCGAAACACCATGCAAGCGACGACAGAAGTCATCGACGCGCTTGTGGTCTCCGGTCGCTTCCGCCGAGTAAAGCAGCGCTACGATTTCTTCAGTCGCGCTGTCAACTCCATTGAATTGGTCGACTAGGCATTAGCGGACCCCTGCCCGTTCAAACGCTAACGGCTCTAGTGCGCGCATTTGCCTAAGGGTCAGGGGAGTAAAATTACGGTCAAGCTGCAGTTCAGCAAACCGCTCAACGCTCAGCCCACCGTCTCGGAACAGCTTCGCCCGTACCGGTCCTATGGCCTTGTCTTGAAACGCAGCAGGCTGCTGCTTGAGCCAGTCGTAGTAGCTGAGGTCTGCTCTTACCTGTTGGGCACCGCCATCACCGACGGATGCCCGCGTGGCGCCCTCGGCAAACAGCGCGCTGAAGCGAGTCACCGCCACCACCGTCGACCGGCAGTTGATGTGAATCGGTGGCCTCGGCCCCTCGGTCAGCTTGAACCGACGCTTATCGAGCGTCCGGCACTGGCTGGTCGTCTTCGAATCCAGCGTGCTGACCCACTCCACCGACGGCACGACATCGGAGTTCGCTTTCAGCGTCTCCATACGCGCCTGGGTGGCGACGTGCTGCACCGCCGTCCGCACGATGGCGCCAGCGTTGCGGTTTGTCGTGGCCAGGATGCCGTCGTTGTACTTGAGCGCCTTGGTACCGCGGATGTTCTTGATGATCTGGAAGTTGGTTTGGCCTTCGAAGAAGCCCTGCCGGATCGCGCCTGTGAGGCGTTGTCGCTCGGTCGAGGTGAACCCATCAATGAACGACTTGAGCAGTTTGCCGCCATCCGAGCCGCGCACACTGAGCGGGTTGGTGAGGATTGCCGCACGAATCGCAGCGGCACCAGGCACCGCCGCGTCGAACGACACGCCTACCGGCGCCGCTCTGGTCAGGCTGGTTGCTTCAAACTCAGCCTCGTAGTTGGCGATATCCACCAGGTCGAGGTTCAGCTTCTCGCTGTACTGGTCGAAGATGCCCAGCAGCAGGCTATCGACTTCGCTCAGCAGCCGCTCTAAGCGGGCGACCGTGTAATCCGTCAGGTCCGCCCGGGTCAGCCGCTCGCGTATCGATCGGTCGATCTCCTTTAGGAAGGGCGCGAACTTCGCGACCTCCCCCGACTTCAACTGCTCAAGAAAGACGGCATGGCGGATTGTGGCATCAAGGATTGCTTGGTTTGCCGCCATTCGGAATTACCTCTTCGTCATCCAGGTCAGGCCCAGTGCTTTGCGCTTCCAGCTCTCCCCGGATTTCATCGTCCGTTTTCTCCGGGTTGATCACGCCTCGATCGCGCAGGTACTGCCAGAAGTCGCCCTCCGGCAGCTTGCCGCCCTGCACTGCGTTGAACAATGCCGCCAGAATCGTCGCATCCAAGGTTATCTGGCTGAAGTCCTGGTTGAGTTTGTAGATCGCTTCGCCCGGCGCGTTGACGAACTCGGCCATCCACGCCAGGCATTGGCTGTAGGCCTCGCTGACGTTGCTCACCACCAAGGAGAGAACGCTGTGCTCGGCGGCGCTGTCGTTGTCAGCCTGGGTGGCTGTCTTCACTGCACTGCCGCGCTCGATCAGTCGGGCGCCGAGCGACACCATGTCTTGTTTCTTGGCATCCATCGCTTCCTTCACGAGGGTATTCGGCTCGGGCTGAGCGAATCCGCACGATCCATTGGCAGGAAGCGTCAGCGGTGCCCTGGAGCCGACGTAAATACCGTTGTCTTCCAGATGGTCGCGCCATGCTTCGTCCAGCCCAGAGATCCAGAACTGCGGCTGGCCAGAGAACCAGACAGAGTCCTCATAGTCCGCGCTGTTGCAGTAGTGACCGATGTTTAGCACCGCCATGTCGTACAGCGGCGCGTCGTCGATGCTGGTGTCGTTGTTTTCGCTGCCAAGGAAGTGGAACGGGATGATCCGCCAAGGTTGCCCTGCGCCATTCAGCGGCGTGAACGGCGGGATGATCATCGCCGTCTGGCTTGCCCCTTCTTCCCACACCTCCTGGGTGTACACGCCCGTGTCGTCCAAGCGCAGCACTCGGTATTGAGTAACCTTTTCGCTACCGAAGCCATCATCGGTGTCGACATCCACGGATTCCTGCAGCACCACCAAGCTCAGCAGGTGCTGCCCGCCAACTTTGCGGGTCTTCCAATTCCTGATCGACTCAGCGGGGTAGCTCGCAACACTCGCTCGAGCGCGTCCGGCCTGCTCGTCCGCTTTGCTCACCGTGCCCGCCTGCACCGCGGCGTAATCCACCAGCAAACCGTGTCGGCCAACTTCGAGCAGGTGCCCAATGACCGATTGAGACTGCTGGTAAACGCTTACGCCCTGCCCGTCGATATCCGTAGACACGTAATCGAGTGCGCCGGGGACAGTGAGGGTTGGCCAAGTGCGGAACACCGCGCCGACCAAGCTGTGTTTCGTACGCCCCGTAGCGTTGTAAAACACTGCCCGCTGCTTGTAGGACTTGTACCGTTCGACGTTTTCCCGGCTGGTGTCGTGATGGTTGGGCTTCGGCAAATACACATCGCCGCGAGCCTTCACAGTCTCGGAACCCTTGCACACGTCGCGCACCAGCCGCCAACGGGACTGTGCCGCGTCGTATTCCGGGCGGGTATAGGTGACGTCTGCCATTAGCGTGCGAATCCCATTTTGATTGATTTGACCGGCTTCCTTGCGCTCTTGGCGACAGCGAAGTACCGGAATGCATCGGACGGGTGAGACGCCCAGTCATGAAGCGGCTTGTCTTTCCAGCAGCCCTTCTTGTCGTCCCACTCTTTTCGGTAGTTCTCCAGCGCGGTGATGCCCTCTTCGCACTTCGCCTCTTCAAAGGCGCAGAGCCCGAGGATTTCTCTTGCTTGATCGATACCGTCGTCGACGCCGATCTTCGGCACGACCTGGAACGTCATGCGGTAGTGCTGGCCGTCGATCTCGTAGCCTTCGCGCGCCATTTCCCGCCGGGTCTTGGCATCGCTGCCGAACTCGCGATTGTCGATATCGTGCGGCCCCCAGTGCTCGGAGTAGGTGTAGCCCTTGTCCTTGAGCACCTTCATGTAGTGCCGCAGGCCTTCCCCGCTGTTCTGGTAGAAGTCGATGACGTGGTACTCGTTGCCGACCTGACGCACAAACCAGATGGCCGTGGAGTCGCCGACGCCGATGTCCCAGAAGGTCATCACCGGCAGGTGGCTGTTGTCTGGCAGCGTGCCGATGCGCTGAGCGGCATACAGCTTGGTGAACTGCTGGGCGTAGTAGGCGCCTTCGATCGACTGCTGGAAGGCTTCGGCCGGGATCGACGGGTATTCCCGCTTCATGTCGTCGCCGAGGGTCTTCTCCTTGGCGGCGTACCAGGCGCGCTGGCCGGGGTTGGTGTCGATGCCGTGCTTGGCGAACAGCTCGTTGAAGTAGTCGGTCAGGCGCTGCGGAATGATCGCTTCGGCCGGATCTAGCCAGTAGGCCTTGTTCTTCCACCAGCTGAAGAAGAAGAACTTCCAGTCCAGCTTGCCGAGCGGCGTGCCGGACAGCAGCTGCTTCTCTGCGCTCTGCGAGTAGTCGAAGAAGTAGCCGGCTCGGCCTTCCGCCGTCGATTCAATAGTGACGAAGCAATCGGTGGCGACAGCCTCGAAGGCGCCGGTGACGATCTCTCTGGCCTTGTGGGGAAACTTGGCGCAGATCTTCCCGAACTCGGATACGTGCAGGTAACGCAGCGTGCCGCCCCGGAACGAGGTACTGACGTAGAGCGAGCCGCCCTTGCTGAACACCAACTCACCGGCGGCATCGTTGCTCGCCGGGTTTGCGGCGCGGATCTCTTTCGGCAGGTTGTCGTAGGCGTACTTCACCTTCTCCCGGAACAGGCGCTTGGCGTCGTTCAGGGTGTGGGCGATCAGTGCGCACCTGGCCGACTCAAACAGAGCCGCGTCCAGCTGGATGATGCAGCACTCGGTTGTGAAGCCGAGCTGCCGAGCCTTCAGGATGATGTTGCGGGTATGCATCCCATCGAAGTATTCAATCTGCTCGTCCGTCATCCGGAAGCGGACTTTCTTGCCCTGCTTGTCGGTGATGAAGTACAGATTGTTCAACCGCCAACGCTTATCCCGGAGCAGTTTCATGTGCTCGGGCTTCATGTCAGGCGTCCTTCGATAGTTCGTCCATCATCTTCGAGAGTTCGTCGGCTTCGTCCGTCTTCTCCTTCTCGTCCAGGCTATATGCCTGACGCTCCAGAACCTGCAGGTTCTTCATTGCAGAGGAAAGCTGGAACAGTGTTTTGGAATTGCTGGGCAGCGAGACGGCGGCGAGCATTGAGGCGCGGCGCATACCGTTGTTGTCTTCGGATGTCTCGGCCTCGATGTCTTCTTCGATCTCTTCGCGGCGCTGGATGGTCGACAGCAGATCATCCATCAACAGGTTCGCAAGAGTCGTCGCCTTGCGAATGTCTCGCCGATGGCTGCGAACCACCCGGGCGCCTTCCTCGGCGGCCTCTTCGATGATCTCGGCGTCCAGTTCGCAGTTCGCGCCTTGATCGTTGCGAACCTCCCCGCGAACCAGCTTGCTGCGAACCTCTTTGCGTACCTGATCAGAAAGGTCTCTTGCCCATCCAAGGGCCTTGGCCTTCTTCCTGATCGCGGTGTCGCTCACGCCTTGGCGCTCAGCGATGGTTCGGATGGAAAGCGAACCTGCCCGGTAGGCTCGTTCGATCGCCTCCCAGTCGGGTTGCTTGGTTGTCATAGAACTCTCTTGTCCTTGAAATACTGGCCGAATGCCGGTATTGGTGGTCGTTCAATCAATGCAAGGAGCAACACATGGCTGCGTCATTTGAAACAATCGTGAACAACGAGATCCACGGCCGTAACACATCGGTAAAGCGTGCAGCTGCAGTCGCCGCGGCTCTTGAGATAATTGCTGCGAAGGTTGCCAACTCCCCAGGACATCACGGCCAAGTGGAGCAAGAAATGGATAACCTTTCGAAATATGCTGATCAGATCGAGGCAGCAGTAAAGAAAGCTTGATCATCATGTGATCGATATGTCGCGACACAATTTGCACTCTCGCGAAAAGTGTCGCGACCTACTTGCTCTGACTGCGCTTGATCTGCGCGTCGACCTGATCCGCGCAGGTGTCGAGCAGGTTGATGGCTTGGTTCTTCAATTCCCACAGCTGGCCATTGTCGTCGAGGTC